GGTCGTGGCAATGAACGCCCCGCCCAAGGTCGCCGAGACGGTCAGCGTGGTGCCGGTGGGCACGGATGCCACGAAGTACGTGGTGGCTGCCACCAGAGGCGCGCCGTTGGTCATCGTGCCCAACTGCACGCGGTCGCCAACGTTCAGGAGGTGCGCCGCAGAGACCGTCAGAACGCCCGTGGTAATAGCAATGGCGACCGTGCCGAGACTGACGCCCGGGGTGGGAACCACAGTGCTGCCGCCGTAGGCAAAGCCCACCGTGGTCTTGTTCGACTGCAACATCTCGAAGGTGACATTGCGGACCAGCGAGGTGTTGACGGTCCGGACCGGTTCCGGTGTCTGCCAGGCGAGAAGGTCCACAGTCTTGAGCGCTTGCGCGAGAGTGAACCCGTCGAGCATGTATCCGAGGTTCACGAACGCGGGGTCCCACGCCGTGGTCGAGTCGGTGGGGATGACAGTCCCGAGAGGGGCCCGCCAAATGGTGCCGGTGCCTGCGATGCGCACCTGTGTTGAGTCGAGGCCAGCAGCCATGATGATGCTCCTTTGGGGGTTGACGAAATAACCCGCGGATGACGGGCCTACTGCGGGTTGGGTTTACGGGTGGAGCAGAACCGAGTACCGGGCGACGAACCTCGGCAGTACGGGCGTCGTCACGAGGTCCGGGATATACGCCATGCGCATCGTGTCCGCGCCAGAGCAGAGCACCCCAGCCGGGACAACATCAGACGCGATACTCCAGATGCAGGCGCGGACCGTGCGCGCGATCTGAGAGCACAACGGCTTCGTCCCGCCTACCGTGTCGATCTGCAACGCGGGCTCGTCCAGCGCCGGCCAGATGCCCGTACCGCCGCCCTCCTGCACCACGACGTAGGGATAGGACGGGTTCGTGGGGATCTCGGTCACGATGTGGTCGGCGGCGATCAGGGCGGTGAGCTCGGGGCGCAGGCGCAGGTACTGCATCACGGCGAGCACCGCATCGGGCTGGACAAAGACCGGGTATGGCATCGTCAGCCCTTCCGTTTGGAGAACTTGAGCCCGAGGGAGTCAACGGCTCGCCTGAGAACGAACTGCGGCGGTATGTTCTGGGACGGAATCCCGAACTCGATCCAGCTCGACTTCTGGTCGGAGGCGACTACCCGCGCGCCATGCGGGGTCTTCTGCGCGCTGATCCCGGCCGCGTAGGCACCGGTCACGACGGGTGCGTCGGCTCGGGCTGCGGCGGCGATCTTCTCCGCGATCTCGATCGGTTTGTCACCCTTGGCGATCATGTCCTTGACCTTCTCGTCAAGGTCCGGGTCGATGTCGACGCTCTCCTGTTCGCGCATCGGACCTCCCGACTTTCTCTGAATGACAGACAGGGCGGCGAACAGGGAGCATGATGCAGCCCATGAGCACCTACGTAGCGCCCGCACGCACCGCCCACGGGATCTGGTACTGGCTACTTGTCGGGTGGTGGTGGGGGCCGACCAAGTGGCTCGGACGGGTCCTGCTCTGGGTGTTCATGTGGCCGGTCGGACTATGGCGTTCCATCGTCCACGGGCGCAGCACCCGCGACTCGAAGATGCGCAGGGGCGCTAACCGCTGACGACAACCAGCTTGCACTCGATGTGATCGGTCGCCTTGAGCCGTGGCGAGTAGACCAGCCAGGGTTGTCCATCGACCTGGAACTTCGCCCCACCAAGGTTGATGTAGCTGAGCGGCGTGATGGCCGTGCCCGCGGGCAGGTACGCCTTCCATGTCGTGACCGTCGTGTCACGGAGGCTGATGAACTCCACCGTCGAGGTCTGCTCGAGGTAACCGGACACCGCGACCGGGGGGCCGAGTTCACCGACAACCCAGGAGCCGTACACGTCCTGCGTGGCCGGGCCCATCGCCTGGACAGTGAGCGGCTGGCTCATCAACCGGGCCAGGCTCATCGGCGTGTGGCGATGCTCACCGAAGCGTTGCGCTTGCGGTAGAAGTTCAGCACCGACTTTGTCTCAGCGGTCAGGGACATGCCACCGACTGGGGACTTCGCGTACACGGCCTGATACCCGCCGACGATCTCCCGGTCGATGCCGACAGGGGACGACATCTGCAAAGCGGCCATGCCCGCGACCTCGTTGGCGATGTCGTCCGGGATGGTGGCGTACCCGTGGCTGTAGGTGATCGTGACCACGGCCTGAGGTCCCTGCCACGACGCGCCCGTAGCCTGCGGGCCAATGTAGGAACCGGCAGGACCCCACAGCCCCGTCCCACCCCACAGCGATGAACCGTAGTCGGGCTGGAACGAGCCCGTCAGGATCGACAGCTCGTCGTCAATGAGCTTCCATGACGCGTAGGCAGGGTTCGCGCCGTTGACAACCACCGAGGTGATTGCGGTGACCGGGCGTTGCGGCAGCATGATCGTGTGACCCCACGTGCCGGGCACTGTGATGACATCGCCGGTGACAGCGGTCAGGTCTTGGCGGGTGTACCGGCGGACCATGGCCGAGGCCATCGCCAACAGTCGGGTCACGGTGACCAGTTCGGGGGCGGTCAGTGCGCGGCCGATGATCGCGGCAACGTCGTCCGTTATCGCCAGGGGTGCGAGTGTCATGAGGCGCCTCCCAGCGTCGTGATGTCGTGCCAACCGTTCGTGTTGCGTTTGCTCGCCGCGTGCCGTGTCACGACCCGCTGATCGCAGACCGTGGGAACGACGTGGATCGGGGTGCCGCGCTCGTACAGGGTCATGCCCAGGTGAACCTCGTGGAGGCCGTAGTCGGACGCGTCAGGCTCGGCATCGAACCGCGTCCACGTGTCGCCACGGATCATGTAGTGGGCCCGGGTCGTGAGCGGGAACACGGCCAGGAGCGTCGCCCGATCCAGCAACAGACAGCCCGTACCCGTGCACCGGACAACCCCGGTCCGATCACGGGACACGCACATCGTGCCCGAAGCGGTCACGGGGTAGTCAGCGGCCACGGCAGGCTCACCCGTGGCGATCAACTCCCCCAGAATCCCGGGAGGGTAAACCATGTCTTCCTCGACAAGCCAGAAGTGGGTGAAGTCCCCAGCCATGGCCTGCTCGAGCGGTTCGTTGAAACACTGCGGTATCGGACGGGAGTGGGCGAAGAAGATCTCCCACTCGCACCCCACCGACAGAACTTCACGCAGGATCTCCTCGACTGTTGCCGAGAAGATGAGCCCGCGGGATGGGAGGATCACTGCCAGCTTCAACAGGTCCCCTCCCGCCACGCGCCTACTTGGTGGGCTTGACGGGCTCGGACTCGTCCTTGCCGAACAGGCCCGGGTTCTCCTTGCGTGCCTCGGCGACCTGGACGAACTCATACGACTCGTGCTCTGCGGCGTTCGGCAGCTTGAAGTCGTCCTCGACGGAGTGGTAACCCACCGCGCCGTCATCCGTGACCTTGACGTACTTAGCCATGCTGATCTCCTCGTCTCGGGTGCCCTAGCGGACACAGAGCCCGTCCAGAAGGGGAAGGCTGGGCGGGACTGTGTCGGTTAGGACAGGACGACGACGGCCTTCTCGTTCCGGAGCTTGGCAACGCCGTACAGGACGTCGATCGTGCACTGGACGCCCAGGTTCGCGGCGTTGTACGCGATCGTGCAGCGCAGCGTCAGACCCGAAACCGGGTCGTTCACGACACTGGTCTGCGCACCGGAACCGGCCGGCGCGTCAGGCAGGCCACGCATCGCCAGGATGATCGCGCCCGGGTCGAACGCCAGGTTCTTCGTGGACACCGGAGTGCCCGCGATGGCCGGGACCAGCTGCGACTGGTACACGTCGAAGCCGTAGACCCGCCCAATCGAACCTTCCTTGATGGCCTGCGTCTGAGACCACGCGAAGTAGTTCTGGAGCGACGCGTCGGCCAGGAGCGCGACCTCGTCCTTGTCGGAGACGACCAGGACCCGGTTGTTCTGCGGGACCTTGTTGTCGTTCATGAGCTTGCGGGTCGAGCGGATCGTCGCCGCACCGATGTCCGTACCGGAGACGCCGACCGTGTTCGTGAACCCGGTGTACGTGGCGAACAGGTCCGTCTCGATCTGCTCGGCGATCGCAATGACAGCCGCGTCGCAGTACCGGGCCATGATGTCCTGGTTGGCCAGGGCCTTGGCCGCGTCCTCAATGAGGAACGACGCTTCCTTGTGCTTGTTCAGCACAACGGAGGTGGTCGTCGCGGTCGGGACCTGAAGCACCACGGGGGTGTTGGCGGCCTTGTCGTTGGCGACGAACGTGCCCGGGTAGGGGATGTTCAGGGTGTCGCCGACCTGGAACGCGGCGATGTCGGAGTCGCGCGTGACGAGCTTGGCGACGACGATCTTGGACCGCAGAATCTCCAGGGCCGTGTTGGCCCAGAGTTGCGGGATGAACGGGCCGGCAACGGTCCGTGTGATGTCAGCCATGAGACTGCCTTTCAGTCAGGGGTGATGCGGCCTTCTTTTTGGGCCGCAAGAATGTCCGCCTTGTTCTTGACGAAGAAGGCGTGGTCGTTCAGCTCGGACGCTTTGTAGATGCGGGATGCTGACTCGCCGCGGGTCCCTTGGCCGACGTTGCCGAAGCCCGGCTTTGTCGTGGGGAACGTTGCGAGCAAGTCGTCCGCGTCGGTTTCCATCTCCTCGCGAGATGTGCCGACCAGGCGTCGAGCCTGTGCAGGGGTGAGCCCCTTCTCCTCTGCGACATCGCGCCGCAATGACTGGAGCGTCAGCGAGTCGCGCTCAGTCCTGAGTGCGTCTCGTTCCTCTTGGACCTTCTGGGCGTCGGTCTTGTCCCGGTCTTCCCAGTCCTTGAGTTTCAGACGAAGCGTCTCCGCTTCCTTGTTCGCCTTCTGAAGGGCACGCTTCACCTCGGGCGGAATGTCCACCTTCGGCTCGGCTACCT